CTAATAACTTCAGCACAATACTATGCTTTTCTGGATCCATAGCACCCATGTAAGTTGTACTAAACGACTGTGTACTTTTGCTACCTGCCACAGTAATACCAGCATCGTTATAAGTAGGTGCTGCTAACGAAGCAGATGTTGCTACTTCAGATGATAACGATGCTAGGCTAACATTATTGACGGCAGAACTGATACCTCTGGTAAGATTACTACCTCCACCGTAAGCACCGTAGTTACCTGCTGACCCTGACGCAGTTAATTTAAATCCTGATCCTGCTATTGGCGTAGTTATTGCCGAGGTATAATACTGTTGTGGAGGCAATTCAAATTGGAATTCAATACGAACTAATCCGTCTTCCAGTTTTACACCACGATGCTGCTCAATGCCTTCTGTGCGTTCAATAAACTTAAAACGATTACCTTCTAGGAGATTGTCATTTTTAATATAACGCTCAAGATCAATTTCTCTACCAGCATTGATTACTAATCCACCAGGAACAACATCGTCACCATCAATGAAAACGTGGATAAGTGCTCTAGTTGTGTGTAGATTTTTGATTAGGAAACTATATTCCGAACCGAATGGAATATAGACCGTATCTTTGAATTCGCGTAGAATTTTTCCGTTGGCTTTGAGGCTAGCCACTAGCTTGTTTGAATACATCATGTATTCTCCTTATACGGTGTACAGACTAAACACCTGTTAATTAAAGTCTGTCGGTTGTGAGACCCTCTCACATAACTATTTATTAAAACGCATATGGGTTGTAAGTTTTTTCTTTAATCCGAGTTAACATCAAACGAATGCCTTTGTTCTCAAACAAAAAACGGGCACCGTTGTTATCCACTTTAACTAAATCCTGTGGACTAAATCGATTGGTAATCCATTGTGTATCACCATCTTCATCTTTATCTGAATCATAAGAAATCTGAACGGTATTAGCAAGAGGATTGCCTTCAAAGACTTCAGGGTGGGTAGTCACGGTAAGTTCTTTACCTTCAACAATCAACGAAACCTCGTACCGGCATCCTGAATCAAACTCAGGCTTGGTGTTTAGAATTTTCATTGCATCTTGTGGAGCTTCATTGTAACGATTCATTTCTTCAACCAATGCCTTAAGCATGTCAAAGTTAAACTCAGCAAATAAGTTAGTCAGTGAACAAATACGATCAATGTGTTCTTTGTGTTTAAGATTATCTTCACAGTATTCAACAATAAATTCCTGTGATAATCCAGTAAAGTCAATCATGTAGAAAATACGACCGGGGCGATTACGCATATGTTGATCAACACGCCACTTGTCGTTACAAGTTAGAATAAACAGTTTTTTACCTGAGTACACTCCGTCCAGTAAAGTAAGAATAGCTTCTTGCTCATCTTTGTCATAGACTTTTTCAAACTCGTCAAACAGAATAATACAAGGTTGACTAATTGTTTGTAAGAGTGTATTGAACTTCTCACCTGTAAACGCATCGTTAATAACAATGGTTGGCACCGCTTGCTTAGCCAGCTCAATGCTGATCTTTTTGCTTAGTAATGTCTTCCCCGACCCTTTCTCGCCTGTTAGCATTACACCAGTAGAGCTGGGACGTTCCCAGAATGTGTTGATGATACGGTCTGTATTTTTAAGTGTATCGCCGTAGATTTTGCCTGATACATTAAAGCTATCAATGTGTTCAAGATACAAGTTTTCAAACATGTCAATCTTGATTACATAGTTGCCAGCTGGCAATGTAGAATGAATATCCATTGCTTCTTCTGAAGCGACTTTGTATGTATTACCTGATTTTAAAAAGTGTGCCATGATTTTCTTTAAATGGTTGTGTGTAACTATTATAAGCTATACAAGGAATAATGTCAATGATTTTTTATAAAGAAACCCGCCGAAGCGGGTTCTACTATTTTCTGTTTCTAATCATAGTTGATCAACGCCAGTGATTAAACTGCGAAAGTTTCGGCTTTCACTGAAGAACGAGCTGAGAAACGAATTTCTTTGCCTGCTGATACAGTTACTTCGCCTTTAGATGCGTTTGCGTCTAGGTTTTTTCACTTTTAACGTCTATCTGGTGACGAGTTGTCCATGCAGTTACTTGTTGCCCCGTCGAATACTGAGTACACCCCCACTAAAATAAACTCTTGAGTACCCCGACAATTATTCCCACCATGGGAATTAACATAAGGCTCAGTCCAAAACATATTACAGCAACAAGAATATATTTCATATAATTTATTTTGGTGGAGGTGGGGGGATTTGCACCCCCGTCCGAAACACTTTTTACTTTACTTCATACAACAATTCTTTAAAATTTTTAAGCTACTAAAATTACTTGTGTCGTTGTCGGATACAGCGGTTCGACTAATACAGTTTTGGCAAAATCACAAAAAGAATTGGCCGCAGTATCATCTACCCAAGAACGAGCAAAATATCCATCATATGTAGTTTCAACTCCGTTGCCCGCAGTTTGAGATTCAATGTAGTATGTCATCTCTTGCTGCTCAGATTCGGTCATTGATCTAGACCAAAATACTCTTGTTACGTATGTGCTCATTATTAAACTCCAGTTAAATAGATATTTATAGTAAATTTTGTAGATCTACCGATTCTATTTCGTATATAATTACTTCTGTTTGCTTAGTTTCATTTGGTTGCAATTCTTTAGCCCAATCACGAAATGCGTTAGCAGCATCTTTTGTATTCCACCAACGGGCAAATCTACCTTCATAGGTCATACGATTTTTACCTTCTACCTGTTGTTTGGTATACGCTATCACTGCTTGATTTTCAATATCATTCAAATTTCTAGCCCAATTCACTACTGTTATATATTTTTTCATTGATTGAATATTTAATAAATTTGGTGCTCCCACTTGGACTTGAACCAAGGACCAAAGGATTATGAGTCCTCTGCTCTGACCACTGAGCTACAGGAGCAACTAAACTAAATTATACTACTGCTAGGTATAGTTGTCAAGAAATTTCTTCATATCACCGTACAAATTGGCTAACATAGCTTCTTTGCTATCAAACAATATTAAATCAACATTATGTTTATATATATGTAGATAATAAGGATGTTTTAATTTATGGTCTAAATCTAGTAACATCTTTATACTAAGAGCTGAAACGTTTAAATCGACCGTATAATGCTCTAACTCTAGATATTCACTGAATAGTTCATACCCCTTATTGGTTAATCGAAATCCGCCGTCATTTCTAAGATTTCTCCAAATCTCACTATATAACTCATCTATGTTTAATTCGTTATCAAAAGCTAGTATTTTTACTAATTCTTTAGTGAGATTAAGTTTAATAGACATAGCAATCCCTAGGGATATACTTTATCGCCGTCTTTCAATAATATTACTGAAAACTTATCTGTCTTAAATTGAGCATTAAGTTTCTTAGCAAGATTAATGGCATGACCAGGATTACTGAAACTTACTTTTTTATACTTCGGGCCTGGGTATTGAACTAACAAGTTAGAAGTTTTGATATTAATAGGCTTGCTATCGTAATAAACAGCCCATACACCAACTGAAGCTAAAATCTGCTCAGTTTTGTAAGTTTGCTTATTAGTAAGCTCGGCGAGAATGTGTGGCTTAGGTCTAGACATAGTGTATTATTTAGCACTATTTTCTTTACCCTAAAACTTCCCGCCCGACAGTTTAATCTCAATAACCTCTTCTTTTTGTGGCTGAAGTGCAGCTTCTTTAAGTGACCTAAGCTCTAGTAGTAGCTCAGTTAAGTCAGCTGCCATTCCCTTGGCATCTTTCATGGGCATGACAAAATCTTTGCCACCCCGCATGTCATTACCACGAACCCGTTCAATGAACTTTTGTAGATGTATGCTCAATGCTCTCTCTTTAAAAATTTTGCTAAATTAGGTGGTGTCCAGCCTTCTGGCTTGAGAATTTTTCCATCTTCTCTACGACGAACCTTACCTAACTGGCGATCAATCTTGGCAAAGTTAGTAGCCATCACTTCACGCCATGCTCCTTCGCCGTCTGCGCCCATGCTATTGATAGCACCAGCAACAACAACCATAATGTCTATTAGTGCATCAAGTGTTTCAACTTTATCACCAGCAGCAATAGCTTCTTGCAATTCTGTATATTCTTCTGTAATCAATGTAGAATACATTCTAAACTGGTCGTCGTTCATGCCTGTGATTGATTGTTCACATGCTATCATAAATTTGTCTGAATCTCTGAAAGGGTTCGTAATTTTAATTCTCCTTGGATAAAATATTATAAACTTTCATGTAAATTTTGGCGTCAGCGTCTTCAAAAGACTCACATACAAAATTGCCATGCAAAACAGTCTCAACCAAATATTGATTGTCTGTAATTCTTGATGTGGTTTTAATTTCCGAATCAGGATATTTTACTTTTAATGCTTCATAAAAATCATAAGTTTGTGTTACATATGTCATTTAGGTTCTGCCTCTTGCTTGGAATGGTATGGTCCCTGGTAAGGGTATCGTTTGAGAACGATTAGTTTAGGATCTTGTTCTGCTGTCCAGTGGCGACCTTTCTTAACGGTATACCATCCGGCAGCGTACCAAGATTTACTTTTTTTAGTTTTAGTATATACAGGTAACTTTTGTGGAACGTCCCATACAGGGTTGTATACACGCCCTGCTGCTTGATAACCATGTACTATGTTTGAAGTTTTCTTCTCTGGCTTTGGGATAGTTTCAAAAGTAACATTGATGTTACGTTCGACTAACTTAATAGTTTTATATTGTGCTACTACTTGATTATTGATTTTAACTTGAAATCCACCATCACATGCTTCGATGTTACCAACTTTGTTGTTATCTTGCTGTAAGATCCAAAACTGTTTGTCTATTACTGGTTTGGCAATTAAACTCATTCCCCATCTCCTACTTTATATTTTGATTCTCTAATATTATCTTTCATTGCTTTATCCTCTTTTTACATTCTTCCATTACTGCTATTGGAAAATCTGGATGCCAGTTTCCAATTAACATACGACAGTCATATTTTACTGTAACACGATCTTTATCTTGTTTAGCTGCTATAAAAGTTAATACTATTACGAATGCTAATATTATAAATGATAATGCTGTAAATATAACTTTAACCATCTAATACTCCACTATAAGTTTTATTCATCCAATTTCCAAATGCTTCTGCAGATTCGCTACATTTATTCAATTCATATTTGCCACAAAACTGTAAGAATCTAACTCCAACTTGCCCTACATCTTTATGACTAATTTGTTCTTTAATACTAGTATCAATGATCAATTTAATATCTTCGGGCTGGGCAGTTAGATCTACTAGTGTTACATTACGTTGATAATCATCAAGTACACGATGTTCTACTCCTTCTGGATCAGTCCAACGCTGTAACATCATGTTATTCCATGCATATCCTTTCTTGCCTCTGTCTTCGAAAGCTTCCGTAAGACCAACCTTTTTCTTAGTACCTTTGACTCTGACTCCGGGGTACGCTGAGAAGATATTATCCGTTGAATCGCCGCGCATACACTTTTCGAAGAGTAGCCATGACGGATTAGCTGGCGCCTTAGGTTCTTTAGTTTTTTTATCGATAACAATTTTGCCTTTATCATTAAAGGTTCCTTCTAAGGTGATCAATTCGTCAGTTATTCCGTTATATTGTTTGACATTTGGTGCTACTAATTGAACGAAGTCTGTATCACTGCTGATAATGACATGTTCATCCTGTGGATGTAATGCAACCCAACGTGCTATAATATCATCACCTTCCGCAGTCGGACATCGAATGACACTACAATTCGTCTTTTCACTCAAGTATTTAGTTAAGGAATCATACGTTTCCCAGAACATTTTATCTTCTTCTGATTCTTGCTCAGTGAGTGCTTGTTTAGCTACTGCGCGATTAGCTTTATAAGGTTTATAAAAGTCTTTTCGCCATGATCGCCCTTCAAGAGCAAAAACTATGTGATCAGCTTCGAACCTACGAGCCATTTTATTAGCAGCCATAAGTGTTACGTGGAGCGCAAATCCTACCTTTTCCCAAGTGTCACTAGCACGAAAAGCACCATGTCTAGCACGAAAGAAAAGATTAGCGGTATCTATAAGGACATATTTCATAATGTAAGTATAACAGTTATTGTATTAAAAATCAAACTAAATCTTGAGAAATTATATAGTTTAGTAAAAATCTGTTCCAAAATACATGTCCATCACGTCCAAAATGTTTTGAAGTTGGAGAAACTGTTTCAATATTGGCAATTTGTAGTCTACGTTCATATGTACCGTCTACCCCAGTAGGAGAAATATAAGCATAGTTCCAATCATATGAATCAGTAAATGTATTATTACTATTAAAAAATATGTGTTTGATATTTTGATTGACTAATTTTTTATGAAATTGCCAGATCTTATCCTCATCACTTTTGACAATGTCAGCCCATTCAATTATCACAATACTATTTTGATGCTGAGAATTTACCCATATAGTAGTATCCTCTATGATTTTATCAACTGTATTATCCATTAGCGCACCGCATTGAAATCCTGCCCTAAGTGCAAGGCTTAATAGTTTACCCCAACTAACAGCTAGATTGGCAGGATGTGGTAATTTACCTAGATATACTAAATCAGGGTCATCACTAGCGACAACATAAGGAGTAGCAGCTTCCGCTGCCATGGCATGTGTGCTGCCATTGACATATAACATCATGGTTGGGTAAGCATCTTAAAAGTTTCCGCATGTACTACTCGTTTTCGTAGACTACTTGAACTAAATGAATGATCTCGTCCATTGAATACTAATTCAATATTTCGTGTATAGCATTCTTGCATTCCGGTAAAATCTTTTTCTTGATATTCTACGCCCAGTATACGAACATCAATGGGCAGAATAAGCAATAGGTCAACTAAATCGTTTTCAGTTTGATATACAACTACTTCATCGACATAGCGACAAGCGGCTAGTTGTATTTGTCTTTCTACGATACTCTGTATCGGTTTGTTTTTGGTATCAGGACGATCAATTGTAGGATCAGTTTGTAAGCCACAAATTAAATAATCGCAGTGATTTTTTGCTTCTGATAGCATAGCTACGTGGCCGGCGTGCATAAGGTCGAACGTGCTGAAGGTAATTCCAATCTTTTTGCCGTCATGTTTAAGTTGTTTAATATGGTTAAAAATCATTCATTACCCTTTGTAAGTCTGGTATCATAACTACAGTATCTAAATTACGTTCAGCTGCTAATGCGGCTACCTGACGCTTGGTATCATTCCAATCAACAATACTATTAATTTTTAAATAACCTATCGACAGTTTATAGAAATCTTCACTAGAAGTTTTTAAGTCGCCAACATCTTTAACACTAAATTCATTAATTAATTTAGTCTTGACTTCTTGTGGCAACGATTGTATTGATTGCCAGTCTGGGTTATTGACCCACATGAACCCAGCAGTCCAATTTGGAAAATCTTTTTTCATGAAATTTATAAAATCTTCCATAGTAAAGATATTGAAAATATTTACTACGCTATGTGTCGCTAGCTTAATATTATCAAAATATTTCCACCATGTTTCGTATACTCGCATAGCTTCTACTATATTTTGAAATTTACCTGGCCAACGATTCCAATCGTTAATAAGGTCTATTCCATCTATGCTAACAAGAAATTTAACATGTTTACATTTTTCTATCAATGTTTTTAATCTTTGATTAGGCAACATGGTGCCATTAGTATTGACTACTAACTCAACTTCAGATAAATTCACAGCTTCTAATAGTTCACAAAATCTTTCTGGTTCCATAAATGGCTCACCACCAAGTATTTTAAGAGTTTTTAATTTTGACAAATCCCATTGCGTCCAATCAAACTTATTATCAATAAGTTTCATACCACGCCGACCTGCTTTAATATTTTCAGTACTCCACTTAGTAGAATTAAAATCACCGCATCCTACACATGCCAAGTTACATAGATTACTAAAAGAAACTTCGAGGTCTTCTAATGGGACCAGATTAGCATCAGTCGGAGTAAGATAATATAAACTACTAAGTCTACCACTATGAGTGCCAACTGATTCCATTTCGTAACACTTTTCACAACCCTTCACTGGATTGCCGGCTAACATTTCTTCTCTAATGTTATTCCATTCAGTAGAATTTCTAGCATCGTTAGTAGTATTGCTATTAGCAATATTTAATTTTCCATTTGCCGAAAGCCAATAACAACATGGTTTTACTAGTCTAGTAGGATATATACAAGCACCACGCCATGGATACGAACAAAGTGATTTGTTTTCAGACACTAGCTGACCTCGCTACGTCCGTCGCCCATATCTCGGGTCTTAACAACACGATTACTCATAGCTTCATATTGTTCATATGTTTCTAATACCACATTGCGACATACATTGGTAAACCAACGATCTACTATGTCAGCATCAGTGTCATTCTGGTCCATCATATAACCATGTCTAACTAGATCAGCAATAAACTTTTCGTTCCAATCTAGTTCGAACGAACCCATGCCCATGCCGTTTGGATCAATATCCATGCTAATAATATTGACATAAGCTTCGCCGCGATCTGTGGCTAACTCTTTAGCTGTCTTAACTGGGGGAGTAGGTGCTGCTGGTTCTGTTTGTTCTACTGGTTTCTTTGTAAACCAACTTTTAATTGTATTAAACATATTATGTGCCCCACTCATTTTTAAACAACGGAACTTGTAATCGATCACTGTAACGTAATCCGTTTGCCATTGCTAGTTCTGCTACACGACGATTGTTAAGTGCATATACACTTTCAACCCCGCCAACTGGCATCAAATAAACTGGACCTTTAAATCCTGCTGTTTGATAAATCTGTGTAACCGCCAATGCTTCTTCAGCATCTTCTTCAGTAGCCACTACAAACTTTAGGTAAGCATAGCCTGTGTCTTGATAGTCTAAAACAATTTCAGGTTTAATAGCATCTTCGCGCAACTCACCTGAATTACTAAGTTTAGCACTAATTGAAAATGTGACTTCTCTTAAAAATCCTGGTCCATCTAATTGCCAAGACTTCAAATATTTTTTGAAGTCAGTAGTTAAAGTTTGCGTACCATTAGTTTCAAAAGTAATTTCACGCAAGTTTTTCATCTTATCATGATTTAGCAAGTCTGGGTAAGCACGTTGCCATCCTAACAATGGCTCGCCGCCTGTAATGACTAGATGTTCCATTGCCCATTGTTTATATGGAAGAATATCCATAATATGATCTGCAATGCCATCAGTTTCCATTAAGGGACTTAGATCTTTAAAACGTGGATCCCAACTGGCATAGCTATCACAGCCAGTGCTAACCAATGGTAAATCTTCGTAATGTTCATATGCCGTGGGATCAATCTTAAGATACTCTACTGTCTTCTCACCTTTGGGCATACCAAACCCTTCGCATTTGAAGTTACAGCCAAATGTACGTAAGAATACACTAGGTACTCCCATATATCGTCCTTCGCCCTGAATACTATAAAACAACTCTGCTACTTTTAGTTTACTCATTATTTTCCTTTATCTATAAGTATAACACATACTAGTTATAATTTGTTCTCTGGTTTTCATATTCTCTTTCCCATTCTAAGTGGTTACGCATTGCTGCACCGGAGAAGAACTTATTACCCACTTCAAATTTAATACCATTTAAAGTAAATGATTTTAGTACACGGTCTCCGTTCCACCAGCCACGCTCACAATTGATATAACCTTCCGATTCCAGTCGGGTTCGTAGTGCTTTAAACTCAGGACTGTCATCATTTCTGACACTGATCATAGGTTGGTAACCTTTTAAAATTCTAACTAAATCATCAGCAGTAGGATTCTCTGGATTTTCCAAACTACTGATGACTTCATGTATAGATACATCAAAGGGTTTTGATTCGTCAATTGTAAAATTCATGTTAGTCGTTTTTATTGCCAAACAATTGTAACAAATTAATAAAGATATTAATGAAGTCCATGTATAAAGACAATGCACCACGTACTTCAGATGCTGGAGTAGAATCTACACTAAGTTCTTCGCGAATTTGTTGTGTATCATACGCAGTCAATCCAAGAAAGATAATAATAGCAAGTGCGCTAATAACCATTTGCATTACGGTACTGCCGATAAAGATATTAACAATACTGGCAATGACAATGGCGATTAGTCCAATGAACATAAACTTACCTAAACTATCTAGACTTTGTTTAGTAAAATATCCATAAAAACTCATAATACCAAATAATATAGCAGCACCCATAAATGCGCTGACAATTGATCCCATTGTAAACACAGCAAAGATCGTAGCAAAGCTCAATCCCATTAGTGCCGCAAATCCATACAAACATAGTTGAGCAACTGTTTTGCTTGGATTAGTTCTTAGTACAAAGATAACACCAAATACTGCTGCTATCGGAGCAAAGATTACGATCCACTTTAAAATTCCTGTGAAAAAGAATTTCAGTAACTCTGGACTAGTTCCAACAAAGTAACTTACTAACATTGATACGATTACTGCCAAACTCATATATCCATAGACGCGACTCATTGCGCTATTGAGTTCTTCTGCTGACCGATAAGTTACTGCTACGGTATCGGCTTCCATCTGATTTGTATTAAACATAATAATTTCCTATTTTAAAAATCATTTACTCCACCAGTTTTCCCAGGGGAATTCTATCCAACAATCTTCTGTGAACTTGTTAATTGTAACAGAACTATAATTAATAGCAAGCTCTGATTTGCTCACTTCGTTGTCATATAATGTAGCTATGCGAGTACTCTTACCCCATACATGATCCCAACGTTCATCACGTCCTAAACAGCCGTCTTCCCAATCATGTTTGATCCAATTTAGTGTAGCTCCTGTATCATTGATATCATCCACAATAAGAATTTGCTTGGGGGAATCTATATAGCCGTATGCATCTTCGGACATCCATAGGTTGCTTTCACATTGTTTCTCGTCGCCATCACGTAGACGAACCTGTAGAGTTTCCATTGGAATATTTAAATATTGACTGATTAGATTAGCAGGAACAAGTCCACCACGAGTAAGCCCGACTACATAGTCAGGCCGCCAGTTGTCATGTTGAATTTGACGCAGAATGTTTTGGCACATGCCTTCTACTTCTTGCCAAGTTACTAATACTTTTTTCATTATAGTTCCTATAGGATAATGTATTTAGATATTATACACGATCTATAGGAATTTGTCAACTTAATATTTTCCGAATACCTTCTTCGAAACTCAAAGGATTGTAATTAGGCATAATTTGTCTTAACTTAGTAAGATCTGGACGACGATTGGCTACAGATCCTGGCATACTAGGTAACTCTTCAAATACAGCATCAGGGTGACCTAGTTCGGTTGCGATAACACGAACAGCATCACCAATTGATATTTCACGATCGTTACCAATGTTTACAAGTACACGGTTAGCATTTTCAGCCACGTAGATACTGGCACTGATAGCATCGCTTACATGGCAGAATGATCGTGTTTCATGCGAGCCAATGACTGAGAATACACCATTTTTGATCTTATCGATTTGATCACCTAGAAAGTGCCCTTGCTTTGAGTTTTCACCGTATACATTAAAGTAACGTAGCATAATATACGGCAATTCAGAATTAGCTAGAAAGTTTTCACTAGTAATTTTAGCTAAACGATAGCTCCAACGGGCATTGTGTATATCCTTAATGAATACATCTGCGTTTTCAGTGACAGGACTTACTGGATCATCGGCAACAATCTCTGAACTGGATGCGTATACAAAACGTTTTAAATTAGCACACTTCTTAGCAAAGTTAAACACGTTAATATCACTGACAAAGTTGTTTTCTAATACCTTATTAGGCATTTTGTAAAAGTTAGTGGTACCGTTGATAGCACTATAATGATAAATGTATTCAAAGTCACGGGGCAATGATGATAATCCAATAAATCTATCATTTGCTAATAGATCCATCTTCTGCCATTCGTCGCATGGCGGAACAGTTGAACTACGGCTATGGTTATCCACTGCCCATACTTCATTGCCCGCTGCTTTAAGTTGATGGCAAAATTCTGTGCCTAATAATCCACTAGCACCTGTTACTAAAATTTTACTCATCATTTACCTTTGCGTTATCATCAATAAGGGCTTGAATCATTGAAAACTCTAGTCCTAAACTTTTAACAAGATTGTTCCATGCGCTTGTGTCTTTAGGCAAACAATGTCCGCCAAAACCACGAAGGTTCTCATTACACATTAGATAAGCGGGATTGATACTATCACGTTGAATGATAGCGTTATATACATTGTTATAATCTACGCCTAGTTTTTTACATACTTCATACGCAATGTTGGCAAATATAATTTGAGTAGCATGATTTACATTGTTAAAATATTTTACAACT